CACCAACAAGATGACCAGTGGCGGCGATGCCCCCGGTGCGGCTGCCGGTGAGTACACGGCGACCTTTACGCCGACTTCCAACTACAAGTGGTCTGATGGCAGCACAGGCGCCAAGGAAGTGAAGTGGACGATCATCTCGGTTCTCGTTTCCATTCCTTCGCAGAGCGGTACGCTGACCTACAACGGCAGCGCCCAGACGCCGAAGTGGCAGAATTTCGACAATGAGAACTCCTCTGTGAACGTATCTGCCAAGACGAATGCCGGCGATTACACGGCGACCTTTACCTTGAAGAAGGGTATGTGGACGGACGGTACGACCGCGGCAAAGACCATTAAGTGGACCATCGGCAGAGCTACCATCGCGGCGGTCCCCGCCCAGAACGGCACGCTTGTCTATGACGGCAACCCGAAGACTCCTTCGTGGAATACCGCCTATGACTCGGCAAAGATGACCGTTTCCGTGACGGCCGCTACCAACGCAGGCACTTACAGCGCTACCTTTACGCCGACTTCCAACTACAAGTGGTCGGATGGCAGCACCGGAGGCAAGACAGCATCGTGGACGATCGGCAAGGCCGCGAACAGCGTGACCAATTCTCCGAGCTCCATCGTTCTGAAGAGCAGTGCCAAGACCGCCACCTTTACGGTGAACCGCAAGGGCAACGGTACGATCACAGCCACCTCGAACAACACGAGCGTCGCGAAGATCAAATCCATCAATCAAAGCACCGGCGTTGTGACTGTGGAAAGCGTGAACGACACGACCGGCACGGCCAAAATCACAGTCAAGGTCGCCGAGGGCACGAACTACAAGGCGGCTTCCGACACGACTGTCAATGTGACGGCCACTTTCGTCACGATCTACGGCGTTGAGTGGGATTGGACAAGCGGCGGCTCCACCAGAGGCAAGCGCACGGACGCGGCGGCCGGCTTTGCTGAACCGAACCCCGCAGTAAACAACGGCGGAGGTTCTTCTCCCTTTGACGGCAAGATGCCGTGGAGTGGTATGGTCAAGGAGACTCGCGCAGGCGGTGTTGAGGTCAAGGAGCCGAAGTATTGGTTCAAGTGGACCAAGACCGGCAAGAAGCTCAAGCTCCAGATCGCGGACGGTCCCGTTGCGGGTTTCTCCGTTGACCCTGTGAACCGCGACCGCGGCGACGGCAAGGGAGAACTGGATTTCTCCTACATCGGCCGTTATCACTGCGCCAGCGGTTATAAGTCCACCACGGGCGCCGCACAGCAGGTAAACATCACGAGAAGCCAGGCGCGCAGCGGTATTCATAACCTCGGCGCTAACTTCTGGCAGATGGATTTCGCTCAGTTCTGGTATGTGAACATGCTGTTCCTTGTGGAGTTTGCCGATTGGAACGGTGAGCGCATCGGCAGAGGCTGCTCTACGAGCAATTCCAAGATGAACAACGGTCAGACCGACGCGATGGGTTACCACACCGGTACGACCGCGGCAAGCCGCGACAGCTACGGCTTCACGCAGTATCGCAACATCGAAGGCTGGTGGGACAATGTTTATGACTGGATGGACGGCTGCTATTACAACAATAACGGCCTGAATGTCATCAGCAATCCCAACAACTTCAGCGACAGCGCGAATGGCACGCTGGTCGGCACGCCCTCTTCGGGTTATCCGTCCGACTTCACCATTCCGACAGCAAGCGGTCTTGAATGGGCACTGTTCCCGAGCGCGGCAAACGGCAGTCAAACGACCTATGTCCCGGATTACTGGGATTTCAATGGTAGATGTCCGTGCCTGTACCTTGGCGGTTACTATTACCGGTACCTGTATCACGGTCCGTTCTATATCAGCTGCTACAGCGCGTCGTACACGGACGACGTCATCGGCTGTCGCCTCCAGGAACGCCCGCCAAAGGCGGCGTGACTGTTCCCCTGAAGAGGTAGGGGTGCAGGGGTGAGGGGGCCGCAGCCCCTTCCCCTTGCATTTCACTGATATTTTTAAGAAAAACAACAATTTAACATGGGGTCAACTGTGCAGCAGACGATGGTCCCGGATAACTGGAATTTCAATGGTAGATATCCGTGCCTGTACCATGGCGGTAACTATAACCAGAACCAGAATCACGGTCCGTTCTACATCAACTACAACAACGCGTCGAACACGAACGACAACATCGGCTGTCGCATCCTTGCTGAGCCACAGGCTAACCCTCCATTTGGTAGTAAGGGTTCCTCACCCTTTCTATATCGCACGGTTGACCGCACAGCACTTGCTGAAGAAAAGCCGACAGGACACAGCTTAGTACACTTCGGGCCAGGTCTCGCCTTGGAACACCCCGCGGCGCTGGAACGGTTGTGAGGCTACAAGGAGGAAAAACATCCCTGATGAAACGAGTTCGAGTTTACAAAGAGATCATATCTGACGAAAACCTTCGTCTGGCAATTCAGGAAGTGAACGCCGGCCATCGGCGAAACGGCAATCACAGCCTGAACAAAAAGGTCATTGAGATCGAAAATAATATGGATGAATATGTGGAGAAGCTCAGAGCATTCATCCAAGGTCTGGTCGACGGAGACGAGCACATGCACCCTCCCCTCAAGCGACGGCGCTGGGATCGCAACGCGGACAGCGGTAAAGGCAAATGGAGAGACATCAACGAGCCGCTTCTGTGGCCGGACCAATATGTTCACCACGCTGTTGTGCAGCCGATGATCCCGCACATTATGCGGAGCATGGACCGGTACTGCATCGCAAGCGTCCCCGGCCGAGGGAACTCCTACGGCGTCAAGGCATTGAAGAAGTGGATGAAGAACGATGTGGAGGGCACCAAGTATTGCTGCGAGTGCGACATCTACCACTGCTTTGAGGAGCTTGATCCGCCGTATGTCATCGAAGCCTTGAAGCGGGTGTTCAAGGACACCGAAACGCTCTGGCTGTGCGACGCCATTATGGAATACGGAGTCCTCATCGGCGCATTCTTCTCCGCATGGTTTCTCCATTTGACACTCCAGCCCTTAGATCTGATGATCCATCAAAAGCAGTATGGCGTATCACACTATCTGCGGCAGATGGACAACTTCACGATCTTCGGTTCCAACAAGCGAAAGCTGAGGAAGCTGCTGGAGGATATCAAGAAGTGGCTTGCCGAGATCGGAATGAAGATCAAAGGTAACTGGCAAATATTCCGCATCGGGTTTACGCCCAAGGTCGAAAGATCGCATCAGGCTTTGCCGAAGAAAAAGCAGCGGCACCGCCGTCCGCGCTTACCATCGGCTCTGGGATACCGATTCGGACACGGTTACACGATCTTGCGAAAGCACAATCTATTCCGGCTCAAGCAATCGCTTCATCTTTACTACTACCGGCGAGACAGGAACCGCGTCATCTCATTCAAGAGGGCTTCGGGGCTGATCTCACGGCTCGGACAGCTTCGCAAATGCAATCATCAGCAGATTTTGGACAGGCACTATCAGCCCAAGACGATGTTTGCACTGAAGAAGGTCGTCCGAAAGGAGTGCAGAAGACTTCAGGCATTATATCCGCCATACCAGGCGGCATAAAAAGGAGTGATTTTCATGAAAGTACAGGGAATGGTCAACCCCGGCAGCTTTACTGTGGAAGAGATCCCCGGTACCAAACGAAGTCTTGTCCGTCTCTACCAGAATGTGGAGGCGTGCAAGATCGCTAAGGATGCCGAGGACAAGGAAGGCCTTAACGGGTTCCAGTATGACGAATACTGCGTTGAGGTCGAGAGTTGGCCCGGACTTGCTGCCAGCGTGCGGGAGAACTACGAAACCTACCTTGCAAAGGGTAAGGACAATGAGGTCGACCGCAGTAACGATGCGTTGTTCCGCGCTCAGAAAAACACAGACTCCATCGTCCAGGATACGGACGCGATGAGCGTGGATCACGAATACCGACTGACCCTGCTTGAGCTTGGTCTCTCGGAATAATTGAGAAAGGAGGAAAAGGACTATGCTGTATCGCACTCTGAAGCGCATGATCGAGCGCGGCCAGACCAACGGCCTTGAGGAAAAGATCGACATTTTCTTCGCAGCCGGCAAGCTGACCGAAAGCGAGTATCAGGAGCTCATCGCCATGCTCAAGGCAGAATGAACGCACCGGAGGATTGAGATGTGACTATTCAAGAGATTTTAGCCGGCGGGGGCGGTCTGCTCCTGATCCTTATGACCCTGGTGCAAATCGCCCCCGTCAAAATCAACCCCTGGTCAGCACTCGCTAAAGCCATTGGCAAGGCGATCAATGCTGACATTTCAAAACGCCTCGACGAGATCGAGAAAAAGCTGGACTCACATATCAAAACGGACGATCAAGGCCGAGCCGATGATTGGCGGGCAGCGATCCTACGCTTTAACAATGAGCTGCTTCGTCCGATCCGTCATACGAAGGAAGAATTCGTAGAGGTACTTGGGTATATCGACAAGTACGAGCATTATTGCGAAAAGAACCCGGAGTATCCAAACAGCCGCGCTGAAATCGCCATTGAGAACATTCGAGAGGTGTATAAGGTCCGGCTGAAGAAACGAGACTTCCTTCAGGACGAGGATAAGAAGGAGGTGGCGGCGCTGTGAGCAGGTGGGGCATCGGCCTTTCCGAGAAAATGAAAGCCTGCAAAGAAGCAGAACCGTCCACTGATATTTTGGAGGGGGATGGGGGTGTTCCTGAAAAGGAGCCCCCGTCTTCTTCTAAAACAGGGTTCAAGGTCACCACGATGAAGATTATCGTGTGGGTCTGTATTCTCAACGGACTTGCATGGGTATGGTGCAGCTATATCCTTGCATTGCTCGGACGGGAGCAGATCGCAGAGGCTTTGTCACAGGTCGCGCTCAAGGAGATCATCGGCGTTGTGCTGATCTACGGTCTTAAGGCGCTGTTTGAAAACCTGAGCAAGAACAACTCGTGGCCTGACAAGGGGAACTCTACTCCGCCCGAAGACGGGGCGGGATAACAGGAGGAAAAGAATATGGAGAGTGTACTGAACTGGTCTGTCATCATCAGCATCATTGGCGTGCTGGTGGTGCTGACGAACATTGTGGTACAGGTACTCAAGAAAGTAACCTGGGACAAGCTTCCGACGAATGCTCTGGCGATGATTGTTTCGCTGGTGCTGACGCTCGGCGCTTTCTTTGCATATTGTTCCATCAAGGGGATCGCTGTTGTGTGGTATATGGTGTTTGCCGCGGTTGTCCTCGCGTTCATGGTGGCTTATGCGGCAATGTTCGGATTTGACAAGCTGAAAGAAGCGCTTGCGCAGATCCATAAGTAGTGATTAGAGGTCGAAAAAGGTGTAGGAGAGCCGGTTATTTCTTGACTACTCCTACACCTGTGGCCTAAAAGTGGCGTGGGGACTGGATTTGATGCTTCTAGGATAGATTAATTGCTATCCCAAGTCCCGTTGACCTCGACGCGTACAGGGGTCAGGAAGTGAGTGGAAAACTGCAAACGCACTTCGTTGCCAGCAAAGATGCGAGTAGCACCTCCGAGATGTGCAGCATCTTTTACTGAGCTGATACCCTTTGTCCAAGGACCAGTAACATTGTTTGAAGTGCAGTATTGGCGGCAATCGACCTCGTATCCACCACCTACTGTAACATCGTACAGATATGCGTTGGAACCATCGACTTCTTTAATTCCACTGTCTTCGGAAGTTGCTGTTCCTTCAATGGGTGGCAGAATGCAATGTGCGCTGAGACTGGACGTTGCAAAAGCAGCTGTTGTTAACAGGAGCAGCGTTAGTACAAGTAACCCAATAGAGCGGAAAATTTTTCTGTTCATCGGTCTACCTCCTCAAAGCTACGGCGAGTGGCATAACAAAGCTAAATCGTAATGCTTATTGCAAGACTAAGGTGGGGTTACGAGTAGATTTGTTGTACTATTGAGAATTGATTTGTAAAGAGGCTGAAGAACTGAAGTAAATTGTGCTTTGCTATGCTACCTGCCGTTTAAATACATTCCTTTGCTGTTATGACGGGTAGCATAGCAAAACAGAATAGTTAAGGACCAAAAAACAATTGGTGTATGACATTCCCCCCTTTTTTGCCTATTTATCGTAGAACATTATTTTGAAAGTCGTCATTTATGAAAAGAGAACAGGTGTTGCAATGATTTGAGCTTGCGATTGTAACAACAAGAGGTTTTACAGCTATAAATTAAGAAAAAACTGAGGAAATGTAAACCACATCAAGTTTGCATTTTGTCAATTTGCGGTTTCTATATGGGATTAAATCGTGTTATAGAACCATTGCATGGTTGCAGTAGGGCTATAGGAGGAGAAAATTGAACCCGATTTTACATGAGAAGGGGAAATAAACATAAAGATATAAGTATAAAGCGTGGGGCGATCACACAGAGCCCCACGCTTATGTTTGTTCTGCCTGTTATTTAAAGCTTAATTATTTCTTGCCTTTGAAGATTTTCAAAAAGCAATCTGAAATTGCATAGATGTAAACCGTAAGCGGTTTACATTTGATAGAAACTGTTATACTTTAAAAACAGGAAACATAGTTGGAAGAGAGATATTCTTCCACATGAGAAAGGGGAGTTACTCAATTGAAATAACAGAAATGATGAATACCTCTCACTTGACTGTTTCAAGTGAAAAGTTGAAGTAGCAATTCACAGTAGGTGTACGTGAACGAGTAAAATGATATATGGTTAATCTTGATGAAATAATCCTTAAAACAGCCCAACGTGAAACTCTAGAGTTAGACGAGCGAGAGGGCGGTGAAATCCCAGATGTTGACTTAAAAGGAAAATACTTAAGTAGGATGACGAGAAGAGATAAGTGAGATATATACGGCCTATATTTGCGTAGTAACGATAAGATAAGCAAATTCCTGCACCAGAAATATTATTTGTAAAAACTAATTGAGTTAATCTGAATGGAGAAGAGAAAATATGAAACGATTAATTACCTTAATTTTAGCAATCGCTCTTTGTGTGCCGCTCTACATTCCAGTTCAGGCAGAGTACCGATATGATTTGTCTGAGTATAGTCTCCTACTCAATATTAAGGATGTATACCCAATTCAACCTGGTACGGAGGAATGGAAGAAGCTGGAGACGTTACAGAGTAAAATAGCTGCTTGCGAAATTCCAAAGGAAACATTGCACCAAATGTCTACGGAATCACTTATCGAAGCAGTTTTATATTACCCGCTTTTTTCTAACATGTATGCTTATGATAGCATTGAAGAGGGATTTGATGCTGTTTTGCAGTATTGTGACGCATTACAGGAATTGCAAAGGCGCGATGATGCGGCGGATGCGCTTGCCGCAAGATATAAAAACACCTATAGTAATCAAAATGCAGATGTTAGTAATCAAAATGCAGATGTTTTGGCCAGCTCCGCCGAGTTAATGCATATGACATATATGCAGATGCAGAAACATACTGAAAAAAGAAAAAATCAAACCCTGCTTCTTATAGAACCGTTTTTCAACCAACTTGATGAGGCCGATAAATTATATCTTTGTGAAAGCATAGCAGTTTTGCCTACCAACCAGACAAATGCAACAGATGGTACTGCTTCGATTGTCCAGACTCCAAATGGAACGGTCCTTAAAGAGGGCTGGTATGATGACTACTATATTACGACATCTAGTGGCTTTTCTGATGATGAGATATATTACCTTGATTTGGAAATGGCGAGGCTTTATCCTAATGCAATACGGCGAAAGAGTGCGACCAAACGCTATAATTGCCATTCTTATGCATGGCATGACCAATCGCCTGAAAACAATGTTTGGCTTATTAATCCTTTTCCGTACATGACTGATGGCAGTTATTTAAACGCTGGCAGTGCTGCTGCGGGTAGAAGAGTATTCTATCGAAATACTGGAAGCGAAGTCGGTACAGATGGTAAAACACTGGGAGATCATTCTGGCATTGTCAAGAGCGTGGGAAGTACAATAATGGTAACATCAAAATGGGGAGAGTATGGTTTATATGAGCATACTATATACGACTGTCCTTATGCTGGAAATCGAACCACGTACTCCTATTGGAGTTTAGCCTAACAATGAGAAGAACATTCGGAATTTGTTTTTTAGTACTGCTTAGTGCCTTTTGCCTGTGGAAGTATGCAGAACGACTAACCCCGATGGAGCGACTTCATAGTGGTAACTTTTCCCTTGAACAGCTGCAGCGTGAAAAATGTGTGATTATTACGGATCTCTGTGAGATTAAAAAAGCTGAGCTATGGGAAGATTTTATTAAGAAAGTCAAACATGCATCAGACGCAAAAGTTCGTGTGTTATTTGTATATTCCGGAGAGAAAGAAGGGAGCACACTAAAGGGAACGGTTTTGGATATTTCTTATGATGGTGCGACTTTCAAACTTCAAAAGTGGTCAACATGGTATCCTCTGGAAGTTATGAGCAAGTCCTATTTGTACTTAAAACAGTGTACAACAGACATTTACAATGGGGTATATTCAAAACATACTATTTGGGTTCTGACGGATGATTCATCTTGCGAGTATGGTGACATTGTCCGGCTACAGGACATGCCGGAATTACATGGCGAACATGAAGTGATCTATTCTATGTTCACGTAGACTCTCTCAATATGATCTGAACCATAAAGACAAAATTAGATATTTTCAGGTAACCGTCAAAGCAGGCAGCGGCTGGACAGACATGGGACAATAGTGGTGGGGAGTTGTGAAACTTTCCACCACTACAATGTTCAGGGTGTGAAGTAAATGACGAGCAATGAGCTGAAACATGAAGCCAAGAAGCAGGAATGGAGCATGTCTATACAGGAATGCAGGGGCAGCGGTCTCTCTGTAAGTGAATGGTGCCGGCAGCGGGGTGTTACGACAGCCACCTATTACCGTTGGGAACGTGAACTGTTGACAGGCGTACGGAAAAACGGAGCACCGCCATCAACGGCCGTGACCTTTGCGGAGTTACCGGTGCCGAAACAGGTATCATGCAACGTAGCGGAACGTTGCACCACACTGCATATTGGGAAGGCCAGTCTGGACATTTACCCCGGTTGTGACGCGGAACAGCTGAGACTGCTGGAGGAGCTCCTGCACCTATGCTGAACGATTTCACCGGTGCAGATCAAGTCTACATCGCCTGCGGCTACACAGATCTGCGTAAGGGCATAGACGGCCTGGCGCGGCTCGTCCAGCAGCAGTTTGAACTGGATCCGTTTACCAACACGCTGTTCCTGTTCTGCGGACGGCGGCGAGACCGTATCAAGGGCTTGTACTGGGAAAAAGATGGCTTCATCCTGCTGTACAAGCGACTGGAGCAGGGCGCGTATCAATGGCCGCGCTCAGAATCCGAGGTGAAGACGCTAACGCCGCAGCAGTACCGCTGGCTCATGGAGGGACTGCAAATCGAGCAGCCGAAAGCCCACCGACCGGTGACGGGATTGACCACAGTCTGAGCAAGGAAGAATGTCCAAAAACCATTGAAAATACTGGCTTTTTGCCGCGCTCTGTGGTATAATATTTGCATGGAAAACAGAGAAATGCAGACAAGTAACACGGAAGAAATGGTGACCATTTCCCGTGCGGAATATGAGCATTTGCAGCAGGAAAAAGCACGGAATGCAAAGCTGGAAGCAAAGTTTGCTGCCCGTGAACAGGAGCAGGCGCAGGTCATCACCAGCCTGACGCTGCAAAATGAGTGGCTGCTGGAGCAGCTGAAGCTGTCCAAGAAGAAGCTGTTTGGCCGTTCTTCAGAGCAGGCGGAGCAGATGGTCATGGAGCAGCTGAGCCTGACCTACAACGAGCTGGAGGCCTACGCCTTTGGCACCAAAGCCGCCACAGAGAAGCAGATCACCGTGAAGGCGCACGAGCGCAAACGGCAGTCCGGCAATGTGCTGGATGTCGTTCCAGAGGGTACTCCCACCGAGGTGGTGGAGCACCGCCTGCCGGGGAACGAACTGACTTGTTCTGCCTGTGGCAGCAAATTGGTGGAGATTGGCAAGGAAGTCCGCCGCAGCTTAATGATGAAGCCGGCAGAGTTCTGGGTACGCGAGGACGTGTACTACACCTACGCCTGCAAGAATTGTGAGCAAGAGACCGGTGAAGCCAACATTGTGAAGGCGGCGAAAGAGCCTGCGCTGCTGCCCGGCAGCTTTGCCTCTGCGGAGGCGGTGGCGTATCTGGCAGCACAGAAATTCGTCATGTACTCGCCGCTGTACCGTCTGGAGCAGGAGTTTAACCGACAGGGCTTGGGGCTATCCCGGCAGACGATGGCCAACTGGCTGCTGAACACTTCGGAGAAATGGCTGCGGCCGATCTACGATGCGCTGCGCGAGCAGCTTTGTAAGGAGCCGGTGCTGCACGCCGACGAGACGACCTTGCAGGTGTTGAAAGAGCCGGGACGTTCCTCCACCAGCAAGTCCTACATGTGGCTGTACCGCACCAGCGGCTGCGCGAAACAGGCGGTTGTGCTGT